ACTGGCGCTGGCTTACAAGAGCCTGTAGGTAAAACCTATTCTGATCTTGTTGGCAACATGGATAAATCTAGCGCAGAACTGTTGAACTACAATGTTGGTTCTTTTGGTCTGGGCTGGAATGTTGCTCCTCAAGATTCCCAAGGTAAAGTTTCTCCTATCACTGGCTTGCCAATGACCCCAGAAGAAATTATTGCTGATATGCAAATTCAAGCTCAAATGGCTTGGGACATCATGGATGAGCGCGCTCTTGTTAGTTTACTTACTACTGACGTAGCGTATGATGGTGGCTTCTCTGGCAACCCTTCTTACAACTGGTACACTGAGTTAGAAGGCACTTCACGTCCTGCTGCAACTTCTATGAACCTTGCTGGCAGCGTAGACCACATTGACTTGTTCCAAGCTCAAGTCGATATTCTGCAAGAAGAAGCTGACAAGCAAAACATGAACACCGCTTTCCGTCCTGTAATCCTTTGTGGTTCTACCTTCTACGCTAGTCGTTTAGGTATTGAACAACAAGAGGGTTTGGCTCGTGAGCTTCATGGCCCTGGCCCTGATCTGCAATCTTCTGAGCGGCCTTTTGCTTCCTACGGCGGTATGCGTCACGCTTATTTTGATGGTCATGATGGTATTCGCTACATTCGTGTAAATCAATCTATCGGTGGTGTTAAATCAATTGCTGCTTCAAGCGCTTTCCTTGTACCTGAAGGAATCCAATTGTTCACTAAAGCATACGCTCCTTCACAATCTATGAGTGCTGGTAATAAGCCCGCTGCTAAAGTTTATGGTTGGGAACAAATGTCTGATCGTAACGGTATCACCCGTCATGAAGAATCTAACGTCTTGTACGTTAGCTCTCATCCTAAGTTGATCCGTAAACTAGCTGTATAACAACTGCCTATAGGGGAGCTAGTCTCCCCTTATTTCTGAGAATATTATTATGGCGACTATTGATAGGGATTATTTGCTAGAACAATGCAAACTATATCTGCCGTCTTCTCAGACTCTATCTGATGCCATGATACTCGCTTTAAATGAATTCGTAATTACCAAAATTGGTGATGATGATTCTAAAGAAGCTGAGATATTATGCAAATGTCTATACGCCTGTGGTAATAAAAATCTAGCTGATAGTTTGGTAGATTTTGGATCTCTGAAAAGAGAGAAAACAGGGGATGTAGAGGCGGAATACCACAACAATGGTGGTAAGAGCTACTGGCAGGCTTGGATAAATAATTTAAAGAATGTATGCCCTCTGTTTGGATACCAACCCACCAAACTAACAGGAGGTTCAATGGTAAAAGCAATCTCTTACAACAGTCCTGCTTCTCCGTTGTACCCATTGGTTACAGATACCGATATTGCGTATATTCAGAAAGATTTTCTTTCCTAACTATTTGGAGAGTACCCACTCTCCTTATTTTAAATAATATTCCAAAGAGTGTTATTTAAAATAATACACAACACAGAGTAAGAATAATGGATGTTAGACTTATCCAACAAGAAGTAGAACTCCTACAAGGGAGTTACCTAGAGATTCCTTTATACTACCCCTCTTATAATGACAGTGGTGCCGTTATCCCAACAGATATTACTGGGGCAATTATCTCTTGTACTATCAGAAAGACAGCAACTACAACACCTCTCCTTGAATGTGATACTTCAGACTATATTGAAATTACTGATGCTGTAGGGGGAAAGTTTAAGATAAAACTAAATTCTGAACTAACTTCCAACTTTACAGAGCGTACTTCTGGTGTCTATAAAGGCCATGTAGAAGTTTACTTAAATGGGGAAGCTGTTAGAACACACTGCCTAACTATTTATTATTCCCCCGAATTTATTTACTAAGAATATAATATGGTAACAGTAACCGTAGTAGAGACTGTAGATGGGGTTGTTGTAAACACCTCAACCTACAAAACCCAAGTTAAAAAAGAGGTGGTAGTTCCCAATGTTCAGTTTGGTGATAAACGAGGGAAAAGAAACAAAGACCGAAAAGATCCTTAAAGGACTACTAAAAAATAATGGTGAGTCCGTAAAGATAGGCCACTTTTCGGACAGTGGTATCCACCCAGATTCAAATATTAGCTTTGTTGATTTAATGAAGTACCACAGTGCAGGAGATCCTTCTAAGAATATCCCCTCACGACCTGTCCTTGAAATATTAGTAACATCCATGTTGAAGGTTACAGCCCATAAACAAGTGGCAAATGCCTTAAGAAGATTCAAGGTGAATGGCTTTGATAAGAAAGCCTTAGAGATAATGTTAAAAGATATTGGTGAAGCTATAGGAGAAGAGGAGGTTAATATCTTTGGCTCTCATAGGCTAGCAGCAAATGCTCAAAGAACAAAAGACATCAAAGGTAGCGAAACCCCCTTAGTAGATACGCAAGACTTGGTAAGAGAGGTTTCATATAAAGACAGCATCACTAAAAAGCCACATAAAATTCTATAATCCTAAGAGAGACTTATTGTGAGATTACGAACACTGAATACACATAAGATAGAATTTTATCGAAGGGGTACTAGACTCTTATCTGGTGGTGAATACCAAAACACTTCCGACATTTCCCTTGGGATTATATCAGGGAGCCTACAACCATTAACTCAAGGGGCTAGATACGGAGCTGCGGTAAAGCTTCTTCCCTCTGGTATTGACAGCTCCTCCCTCAAAGTATTCCGTACAAAAGTAGAACTCCAAGTAGCCAATAGGTATCTTGACCAAGAGAGTGACTATTGTGTGCTCTCAGATGGCGAATACGAGCTGTTTCAGATGGGGGACTGGGATGTACAAGGGTGGGGTACAAAACACTTCGTATACGTACTCACACGCTGCCCTGACACCACTGGGAGCTTCACACGATGATAGACTTCGATAAAATACAACAAACCATAGTGAGCGTGTGTGATGTATTAGTAGGGGATGACTTATCTAGGATAAATGGCAACCCTGCAATAATTAGAGAATACTCCTCCATCCTCCGTCCTAAAGCCCCCTACCTACTTTTTGACATAACAGACTTGGGAAGTAGCAACACTACCAACTCAGCTCAGTTCTTCGATAGTGTTACAGGAGAATACAAGATTCAGAATATCCACGACGTTTCCATAAGATTCACTTCTTATGGGGATGACGCAAAAAAGATTATCTCTAAACTCTACTCTGGCTTCAGGAGGCCAAGCGTAAAGAATAGGATAGTACAAGAAATCCCCGATATGGCCATAACTAATATGAGGGGTATCAAAACTATAGAGGTATTTAATGACACTCAATTTGTAACGAGTTGTTACTTTACAGTAATCTTTGGATATGTAAACACTGAGATTGATCCTTTCGAGCGGTATGTAGATGTCTTAGGTCTTGTACTAACTGTGTATGACGAAGAGGAACAACCCGAATTAATACTTACCTTTAATACAACCACACCACCTTCAAATAATATATCTGGAAATCCATAATGTCTTATATTCCAATTTCGGAAACAAATGTAACACTGACCACTACCAATGTGGCAACAAGAGGTTTCGGTACTATCCTTTGTATTGACTCTCACAACCAATTCCTAGAGCGTGTACGAGAGTATTCTAGCGTAGAAGAAGCTGCTGTAGACTTTGACACAACCTCTAAAGCTTATGCTGCTGTAACTGCTGCTTTCTCTGTAGATCCAAAGCCCAAGGCTATTAAAATTGGACGTAGAGAGTGTGATGCAATCCTTACTCCAACTACCCCAGCAGCGGCGGATGTTTACTCAGTAGCGATCCGTACTTCATCTTCTGTAGTAACAACCATAACCGTAACTGCTGATTCTTCTCCTACAGTAGCAGAAATTTGTACTGCTTTAACCAGTGCTATCAATGGCAACGGAACACTCGGGGCATTACTATCAGTTACAAATAATACTACTAGCATCACTATAACCCGAGATGGTGGGGATTTTGCGATTGAAGCTGCGGTTAAACTCACCGTTACTAACGCGGCCTCTTCTGAAACCGCTGCTGATGTTATGGCTGCAATCCAAGCAGAAACCACAGATTTCTACTGCATTACTTCTACAGATCGTGGAGAGGCTTTTGTAACAGCTATGGCGGGTGTGGTTGCTGGAACTAAGAATGTTTACAGCTATGCTACTTATGACGCAGATGCTTATGGTACATATTCTCCTTCTGCTACAGACTATACAGCAGTAATTAAAATTGGTGGAAATAAGCGTGTAATCCACCCTGTGTATGTTCAAGAAACTCAAATGGAACTCTACCCTGAGATCCGTATTTTTGCTTCCAAGTCTGGCTACCAACCTGGCGATGTAATTTATTCCAACATCGTAAATCTTGGTGTTCTACCCGCTAAAACTTCTGCTGGCCTGTTGTTGTCCAATACACAAAAAGCTGCTTTAGCTTCTCGCGGTTTATCCTACTTTGAAAGCCAAAATGGTGTGACTGTTCTTCGTCGAGGTGCAGCTCAAGGCGCAGGCACTACTTCATGGGCAGATGAAACAATTGGTGCTGACTACATTGAAGCTCGTGTTAATGAACAAGTACAAAGCTTCTTCATGAACCAATATGCTGAAAAAGTTGGTGGTAGTTCTTCAGGTTATGCTCGTGTAGAGTCTGTAATTCGTACTGTATTAGACTCCATGTTAACCAACAAAACCACTGCTAGATTGTTACGTAAATATGATGTAACCATCCCTACAGATTCAGAAATTACCGCAGCTATCCGAGCTGGTCGAGTAGCGACAATCAACATCGCTGCCTATCTGGAAGGTGCTTTAGATTCTGCTGTCATAAACGTAACATTGACCTATTAAGAGTAAATAAATGTCTATTACAAATCACGACCCAAAAGCCGTATCAATGGCGTTCCTTGGCAAGGATATTCGAGGCTTTGCTGAAGGTACTTTTATTAAAGTAACCCCTCATGCGGATCTTCTAACTTATACCGTTGGTGCTCAAGGTGAAGTGGCTAAAACTGTAATTGCTAATCGCAGTGCAACAGTAGAATTCACTTTAATGCAAAACTCTTCTACCAATACTTGGTTGTGGGGTCTTATCGAAGCTGCTAGAGATTCCGGTGGAGACTTCCCTGAAGGTAATGTTGTTATTAAGGATCGTAATGCCCCAGCTATTCCTTTCCTCACCAACTGCTCTATCTCCAAAAGACCTTCCCACGAATGGGGTACAGAACAAACTAATGTTACTTGGGAATTGTTTGCTGAAGATTATAAAGAGATTCCACAAACAAACCACTCAGCCAGTTTCTTAAGTCAAGCGTTGTCAGCAGTTACCGCTTACGCATCTTTCTCTGACTTTATTAAAACTATTAAGTAACAATTAGCAGGTTAGGCCGCTATTGGCAAGGGGGTACGGGATGTGCCCTCTATTTTACAACACATAATATATAAGAGCTATAAATGCCAGAGTTTAAATCAAGAATCATAGATAATACAGAATACACAATAGAGCTGATGCCCCTTTCAAGTGGGTTGCCCCTATTAGATAAATTACAGAGTATCTTGATACCTATCTTTGCTGCCAGAGCAGAATATGAATTAGGTCATACAGATACTTGGATTAGCGAAGCTGTTGCTTCGTACTTGGTTGGTTTTAGTGGAATTGATCTTATTGATGTTTCCAGAAAACTACTATACAACACAGAGATAAGTTTTGACGTTATTGGTTCTGATAGAACTGGTGGTGGAGTATTAGACTTCTCGAATAAGAAAGGTAATGAATTTGCCTTTGATAATTTCTTCTCCGCTAAGTATAAGACTTTGTTTAAAGTAATAGCTTTTGCAGTGGAGGAGAAT